TAACTGGAATGTTATTAAACCATCAAAAAGAAGCAAAATCAGATCAGTGGGAGCTCGTTGAGTTTCCAGCAATCATGCCTAGTGGTAAACCCGTATGGCCTGAGTATTGGAATTTTAAAGAATTAGAAACTGTTAAGGCATCTATAAGTGTTTCTAAATGGAATGCACAGTGGATGCAAAATCCAACATCAGAAGAAGGTGCCATTATAAAACGAGAATGGTGGAAGAAGTGGGACAAAGATACACTGCCAAAATTAGAGCACGTTATACAGTCTTACGACACAGCTTTTATGAAAAAGGAAACAGCGGATTACTCTGCTATAACAACTTGGGGCGTGTTTCGAGAAACTGAAGACAAACCAACAAATTTAATTTTAGTAGACTCCATTAAAGGAAGATACGAGTTTCCAGAACTAAGAAGAAAAGCACTAGAGCAGTATAAGTACTGGAAACCAGAAACTGTATTGATTGAAGCCAAAGCATCGGGTCTACCTTTAACTTACGAACTTCGTAATATGGGTATACCGGTAATCAACTTCACTCCTTCACGTGGAAACGATAAGCATACCAGAGTTAATTCTGTTGCACCTTTGTTTGAAAGTGGTATGATATGGGCACCTGATCAAAAATTTGCTCAGGAAGTCATTGAGGAGTGTGCAGCATTTCCCTATGGCGATCATGACGACTTAGTTGATAGTATGACTCAAGCTGTGATGCGATTTAGACAGGGAGGATTAATTCCTCACCCTGAAGATTATAAGGATGATAAAATTATAAAAACTAAAATGGTATACTACTAATGAACTACGCAAAAAAATATCTAAAATACGGCTCTGCAGCAGAACAGGAAAAATTTAATAAACTTGTAAGTGAAATGAGTATTGATATGTCACTTCAATCAGCGATAAGTTTAGCTCTAGCAGAAATGAGATCTGGCAATAAGAAAGGTGGTCTTATTGGCAAACCTCTAGGAGCTGGAGGTAAAAAATAATGGCAGATTTTATCGGACCAGTAGACCAAGAGAAAAAATCTAGTAAAGGAATTCTAGACACAATTGTTGCAAAAGCTGTGGGTACTAGAAAAGACAGAGGTACCGAGGGCATGGATTTCTCTAATATGCGTGCGGGTCCAGCAATGCGTTCTGGGGGAGACAGTGTTGAAGCAAAGGCATTAAAAAATACTTTTGCCGCTGTTTCTTTGTTTAATGAAGAAGATCAAGAAGCTTTTTTTAGTGTTTTTGACGGAATGTTAAAAACGAATATAATCAACCAAGATGAAAGTTTAGCTAAAATAAAAGCATCAGAGCTTACAGCTAAACAGCTTGGCTACGACGGAGCTATACCCGTTGATCTAGATGAAAAAACGTTATTTAAAATTATGTTGGATACACAGGATAAACTACCAGCAGATTTAAGATTAAAACTTGAAGGAAATACCGATATTGTCGGAAACAAAGAATTAGAAAAGGTTAGTTTAACTGCAGGTAAACTAGGTATTAATTTTGATGGTGAAACTGCTGTGGGTAAATATAATTATAAAAATGGTAAGTTAAGTATAAAACCTATCATTAGTAGAACTGATGACAATATTCAAACAGATACAACAGCACAATATTTATTTAATGAAGAAATGATTCCAATAAGGGGACCAAATAATGAACCAACATATGTTCCAAAAGAATCTATCACTGTTAAGTTTAATACAGATAAAATGATTGATAATAACTCTGGATCTATTTCTTATGTTTTAAGAACAGATGAAGGTGCTAAAAAAGGAACTGCACTATTATCCTCCGATGCAGATAAATTTGAAACAGGAGCATCTTATATAACAGACAAAGGTATAAAATTTAGTGGTGAATTTGAAAAAAATTATTCAACAAAAGATGAGGAAAGTAAACTGGGTATAACCCTCCCAATTACAAGTTTTGCAGATATAGAAGCTAGTAAAAAATTTGGAGATAAAAGCGATGAAAACAATTTAAGATTAAATGTAGATAAAACTTTTGAGCTTGACCACGGTGGTGATTTAAATGTTGGTGGTTATTACGATCAAGACGGTAACTGGAACGCTGGCATTAATTACAGCCTAGCTTTTGGTGAAGCAGATAAACCTGAAAAAAGAGCTTATAATTATTCAACAAACGAGCCTCTTGAAGCATTAGAATTTTTAAAAAGAAAACAAAATAAATTGTTTAATAAAGGTGGCAGGGTACGAATGGCGAGCGGCGGGATAGTTGGCATATTGAAGCTCTAATGACATTAGGCAAGAAATCAGGACCTCCACCAAAAAGAGGACCTAATCCACAAGGGTTGAATATTGGTTACAAAAAGGATAGAAACATATTAATATCGGAGAACATAAATGGCAACAATAGACAAGTCTTTACCCAACGAGGTAAGGAAAGAAATAAACATTCCTAGTGAGGAAGACCTACAAGTAGAGTTTGAACAAGAGACAGGACCACAGGATGCTAAAGGTCCAGTTGATGTTAAAGAAAACGAAGATGGTAGTGTTGATATAAATTTTGATCCTTCAAAAGTTAATCTTGAAGGGGGTGCAAATCATTTCTCGAACCTCGCTGAATATCTACCCGATAATGTATTAGATCCCTTAGGCGCAGAACTTGCTGACAATTATACAGATTATAAATCTTCCAGAAAAGAATGGGAAAAAACTTACACTCAAGGATTAGAACTTTTAGGTTTTAATTATGGTGATAGAACAGAACCTTTCAAAGGTGCATCAGGTGCAACTCACCCAGTTCTTGCAGAAGCGGTAACACAATTTCAAGCGCAAGCTTATAAAGAATTATTACCCGCAGAAGGTCCCGTTAGAACTCAAATACTTGGCTTATCTACTCCAGACAAAGAAGCTCAGGCACGAAGAGTAAAAGAATTTATGAATTACCAATTGATGTCGCAAATGCCAGAGTATGAAGCAGAGTTTGATCAAATGTTATTTTATTTACCTCTTGCAGGATCTGCTTTTAAAAAAGTTTACTATGATGAAATTATGAAAAGAGCAGTTTCAAAATTTGTACCTGCAGAAGATATTGTTGTACCGTATACAGCAACATCATTAGATGATTGTGAGTCTGTAATACACAAAGTACGTATGACAGAAAACGAATTAAGAAAACAACAAGTTGGTGGATTTTATAAAGATATAGAAGTTGATCCATCGTATTTAAGTGAAACAGTTTCAGAAAAAGCTCAAAGAGAACTAGAGGGAACAACTAAAGGTAGAGATCAAAAAATATTTACTCTTTTAGAGTGTCACGTGAACATAGATTTAGAAGGCTTTGAAGATTTAGGTGAAGATGAAACACCTACAGGAATTAAACTTCCTTACATTGTAACTTTAGAAGAAGGCACAAGAAAAATATTATCAATTAGAAGAAACTTTGCAGCAGAAGATATTATGAAAAACAAAATTAATTATTTTGTTCATTTTAAATTTTTACCTGGTTTAGGTTTTTACGGTTTTGGTTTAACTCACATGATAGGTGGTTTATCAAGAACAGCAACAGCAGCATTAAGACAGTTGCTCGACGCTGGTACCTTGTCTAACTTACCCGCAGGATTTAAAATGCGTGGTATTAAGATGAGAGATGAAGCACAATCTATTCAACCAGGTGAGTTTCGAGATGTAGATGCTCCAGGAGGAAATCTAAAAGATGCTTTCATGACACTACCGTTTAAAGAACCATCAGCTACTTTATTACAACTTATGGGTGTCGTGGTACAAGCAGGGCAGAGATTCGCATCTATTGCGGACATGCAAGTAGGGGATGGAAATCAACAGGCAGCAGTGGGCACGACAGTAGCTCTGTTGGAACGAGGATCAAGAGTTATGTCAGCAATACATAAAAGACTATACGCTGCTATGAAAAAAGAATTTACGATTTTAGGTAGAGTATTTAAAACTTACTTACCTCCTGAATATCCTTACGATGTTGTTGGTGGACAAAAACAAATTAAACAAATGGACTTTGATGATAGAATAGATATTTTACCGGTTGCTGATCCTAATATTTTTTCTCAAACACAAAGAATATCAATGGCACAAACAGAATTACAGTTGGCAACCTCAAACCCTCAACTTCATAATCAGTATGCTATTTATCGACATATGTATGAAGCATTAGGTGTAAAAAATATAGATACAATTTTAAAAAAACCAGAACAACCAGCTCCAAAAGACCCTGCATTAGAACATATTGATGCAATGGGTGCAAAACCATTTCAAGCTTTTCCTGGACAAGATCACAGAGCACATATTACATCACATTTGAACTTTTTAGCGACTAACATGGTTAAAAATGCACCAATGGTAGGTGCTGCAATTCAAAAAAACTGTTTAGAACACATAAGTTTAATGGGTCAAGAGCAAATTGAGTTGGAATTTAGAGACGAGTTGCAAGAATTAGCGAAAATGCAACAAATGCTACAACAAAATCCTCAAATTCAACAACAAATGGCACCATTACAACAAAAAATTGAAGCAAGAAAGTCAATTTTGATTGCTGATATGATGGAAGATTACATGAAAGAGGAAAAACAGATTACTGGAGACTATGGTAATGATCCAATTGCACAATTAAGAGCAAGAGAGCTTGATATTAGAGCAAGAGACAATGAACAGAAGAGAAAAGAAGCTGAAGACAAATTAAATCTTGAAAAAATGAAAACAATGATGAATCAAAGTCTAAATTCAGAAAAACTGGATCAAAATGAAGAATTAGCAGAATTAAGAGCTGATACTTCACTTGAAAAACAAGAAATGGCTAATGAAGCAAGAGAAAAATTAGCTATGATGAGACCTAGGGGGAACTAATGTGGTTTAGTGCAATTAAAATGGCTATGAGTGCTGGTAGTCATATTTATAAAAAACGTCAAGAGACAAAAATGCGTATGGCTGATGCTCAGTACATGCACGCAGAAAAAATGGCTCGCGGCGAGGAAGCTTACCAGGGCAAACTTTTAGAAGCCCGTCAAAACGACTACAAGGACGAGGTGGTTTTAGCGATTCTCACACTGCCCATTTTGGTGCTCGCATGGGGAGTCTGGTCGGACGATCCGGCGGCTATGGAAAAGATTAAAATCTTTTTTGAGCATTTTCAGGCACTGCCGACCTGGTTTACAAATTTGTGGATACTTGTATGTGCGAGTATTTTTGGTATAAAGGGAACACAGATATTTAGAAATAATGGAGGAAAAAAATAATGCCAGGAAAAGAAATTAAAGGAAGAAGTAAAAGAGCAAATTATCGTCATGGTGGCAGAGTAAAAGCTGCTGATGGTTTATGGGCTAATATTCACGCTAAAAGAAA